CAGTGGACGTAAGCACCGCATCTGCCGTGGCATCTACGACCCAGAAAACCAGTAATCAGACATTCACATCGGGTGTTACGGATATTACAGACTTTCAAGATACGGTGACAGCAGACTATATAGATGCCCGTTCTGATGTCATAGCACGGACGAACCTTTTAATTGGGGTTCTACCGGCACAAACGAATGTAGGCACTATGTTGTCATCTCTTACGATGACAACGAACCAGAACTCTAACGATATTCTGTCGCTTCAAGGAAGGGTCGCATTCCGTGATACAACAGAGTTCTATGTAAGCAACAATGGTTCTGACCTAACGGGCGATGGTTCATTTTTGAACCCGTACCAGACGATACAGAAGGCGGTTACAGAAGCAGAACTCATTTCTTCCTCCCTTCAGATTTGTATTATTTATGTCTCTGGAGGTCACTACACTGAGAACGTGACATTCAACAAGGGATATGTTATTCTGACCTCTGCTATTAATACACAGACGAACCCAGAAGTCGTTGAAATCACTGGGACTACGACAGTAAACTGCGGTGGTGGGGATGACCTCTTTAATAGGCAAGTAGCATTTATAGGATTTCAATTTACGGGTGCTGTCAACGACACATCAACCGCTCAACACTCATTGACGTTCCAAGATTGTCGGTTCTATGAAACAGACCGTGCCATTTACGTCAACGCATCTGCTACGAATATGCGTCTTTATATAACGAACTGCGAAATCGCGCATAATGTCTCTACTGGAACAAATCCTCTCATAGAGTTCAATACTGGTTTCGCAGAGATTGAACGCGTGGACTTTACGGCATCCGCAAATGTCCCTTGTATTCGGGTTGCTGGTACAGCACACCTATCACGATTGACTTTAAGTAGTCTAACATCTGAAACAACATCTGCGACGGCACAACCATTCATAGATGTGACATCTACATCGACAAGCATTCAATCAATCGGACAGAACTCATTTACATATTCATCGGCGACAAATAAGACTGCTTCGCCCTCATCTGCTGTAATTTACAACAGAGGAGTGGCGGGTGCTACATACATACTGTTAAGTAATATAATCACTCTCACTGGAACGAATAACGCCAATTTTGCGGTCTATTCTGGTGTAGGAACGCAATCAATCGTCTCGGCGTTCAACAATGCCTCACCTCCTAATGTTGGGGGGTTGATTTTCACTAACAACATAATGAGTGGAAAGTCAAACAATATCACATTCTTTGCGTATAATGCTGTGAATTAGGACTGACTGGTTTGGTGACGGGTTGTGACGGGTTGTGACAAGTGTGACGGGTTTTTTCGTCCTTCGCAGAGAGGTCTGGGACAAAAAAAATAAAAATCAATTTGCTTTTTTTGTCTGAAATCTGTCTTCAAACCCGTCACATCTGTCACACCCGTCACAATCCTCATTCATCCTCTTTTGGAGATAGTAGATGGAGTTTAATGAACCCCTCTCGCAGTTTATCGCAATTGATACTATACATAGTACCTTCTCGTGTATGTGAATGTGACCCAATACTATCCGATAGTTGATATTCATTGTGTTCTGTTTCAGCATTGAGGACTTCCTTCATCCGTTTACCGAATAATGTTTCACTTATTACGCTGTCACTCTTATCGTGTTCTTGACACCAGTCCTTGTATTTGTTGTAAAGTCTTCTTGCCTTGATGGGTTCAGACATAGGTTCATTGCTATTCAGTAAGGCAAGTAACCATTTATAGATACTGGGCGCATTCAACTGCTTGATATTGCGGTATGCTTCAGTAATTGGGCGGTGTACAGAGAACTCATTAGGTGTCGTGTAGGTATATATCTGTTTGAGATACATAAAGAATGCTTTTTGAACTCGCTCATCATTCATAACACGGACGAGGTTGCCGAAATACTCTGGGTCGTTACGATGGGTAGAATTGACATCAAACGCAGTAAATCGACGGTCACCGTTGAATATAGGAAGTGGATTAGGATTATTAGAGCAGAATATAAAACGGGTGTAGTCATTTACACGATACTGGTTAATACCCTTCTTGTTAATGAGTGTCGTTTCGGCAGTAATCTTTGCTTTGAGTAAATCCACAAATCGATGATTATCCCGTCCAGATGCTTCTTCTACGACACATAGTAATACGCCTTCTAACATACCATTGAATGCTCCGTATAGGTCAGAATTATTACCAATCATTAGATAGAGTTCTTTACCAAGTATTTTATTACCAACCCAGTCAAGAAATATGTTCTTACCAGTCCCACCGCCTTCATATAGAAGACCACCCATATCACGAAGGAATATACCCACGTGCGATTTCTGTTCGGGACGTTGTATGATGTTCGCCAACCATTTACACGTGTAGTCTGAATGACCTTCTGTGAGTAGGTCAATATGGCGCATAATAGGGGCAATGAGGGTAGGTATTTCATCTTCTTCCACCTCTGCTTCAATCTTCTCTCCACGAAGACCTCCAAAGAGGTTATATACATAAGAGGGACACTCATCAACATTTGGGATAAAGTCTGCTCGTTTATATGATTTGCGTTCTGGGTCTTCTAACCACTTGGTCAGAAACTTTGCCTTGACACGCTTCCCGTGTTCGTCGTCTTCATAGAGTATCTTGTTCGCCATAAGTGTATTCATCGCCTTCATAGTAGTAGGCGGACAGAAACGCTCTCCACGATCATAGAAGACATCACCTACAAGGGCATACTGTTCTTCAAACACGGTCTTCATTCCTCCATATATGTCTGTGCTTTCAATAGGAGCAGTCCAACCAGTCTGAAAGGTTTTGACTGCGAGACGATGTCTATACTTAGTCCTCTGAAATACATACTCTTCTCCATTACGTAATAGTATCTCTGGGAACTCGGTTTCTCCTTCTTGCTTCCTAACGCACCCTCCATCGTGTATTAGAATATCCAAACTTCGTCCGTTCTTCTGTAAGAACTCGTCCCACGCAAATAGGCAGTGTCTTTCTTCGTCTTGAATGAGAAGGGACATAAGAGCATACGCCCCATTGATGCGGTCTTTGTACTGCTTTTTATCTTTGGTCTTGCCGAGTTTATGCTTGTCTTGATTACGCAACCAGAGATAGTCTGCGAGGTGTTTCGTTTCACTCTGTAGGCGACGAATGAATGGAAGACTATCTATGTTCGGGTTCTCTCCACCATACTGTCTACCTTCTGTATGAAGGTTAATATCACCGCCATAGAGACCCACTGCTAATAATACAGTTTTTGCGATGTATCTATCGGTATGAACTTTCCGCAGTATATCGTCCCGATTACTAATGTATTCATCAATAGCATCACACCGTAGTCCAAATCGCTTACATAATTCTGAAGCAATCACAAAATGACAATTCGCAAAATCTGTATCCCAATAGTATCTTTGTAGCAAAGGACTACGTAAATCCCATCTCATTACACCGATGGATAGACCATTCGTAGCATAGTATCTACCTAATTTTGAAGCAGATACAGAATAGGTCACTATCGCCGTAGATGGAGCACTTCGGAAACGCTTGAAGTATGTCGACAATACGTTGCGGTCTTCTTTAGAGATACGTGTATCCTTCAGCATAGTCTTCAGCACGTCTTCATCAAACATTTCGGTCTTTGAAATCATATCTGGGATAGTCATACGGGTAGTAATAATGTTTGTTTCGCACATCTTTACTAATAGTTGAGACTTTTATTTTATAATATGGACGCGTCCTTAAAATAGTTAGGGCGACGGTGTGTCGAGGGTGAGGCAAAATCCGTTTTTTCAAAAATCAATTTTTTATTACTATGAAAGCAAAATCCGTTTTTTCAAAAATCAATTTTTTATTACTATGAAAGCAAAATCCGTTTTTTCAAAAATCAATTTTTTATTGATGTGTCAGTTGAATGACAGCGTAATAGGTTTATGTTCTATTATGATGAAGGGAGAAAATGAAACCTTCTTCTTACGAGGTTTACGTTCTTTCTTTACCGGAGGCAGTTGTATGTATATCGGGTCTTCCATCTTTGTTATATACATAGATTAGATAAATGGGAAGTTTGAACGCCCGTTAAACACAAAATACCAGTAAAAATCTCATAACTAAACAAAAATACAAGTAAAATAGTAGTAAAATAACATATTGTAATAATGTTTTTTTACTTTTCAGTAGTTTTCAAGTAAAAAAATTAATTTTTTTACTGGTATTATAGTATTTTGTAATAATATTTCTTTACTTTTTACTATTTTACTCGTATTTTTGTCTATTTAGGAGATTTTTACAAACTTCAATTAACCAAATAGTATTTCATTTTTATAATTTGGGTGTCTCATCACCCAAATAGAATGAAACCAAACTTTTTTGCCTTCTTTTGCTATATAATTGGTTCTATTAGGAAGGTTTACTATAGATAATCCATATTCTTTGAATAGATTGTATCTCTTGTTGGTCTCCATAATGGTTATAGGACATATAAACATAAAAGGTTTTCCACTTTCACACACTCTCTTTAAGAACTCTGTTTTTAATGAGAAAGGTGGATTAAAAATTATCATGTCGCATTCGGGTATGTCATCTTTGAGAAAGTCTGCTTTTTCTGTATCATCAGTTTTTGGATATAAATCTCTTTTGATTATCTTGTATCCCCACTCTTCAAGAATAGAAGATATAGCACCCTTGCCGTGAGTAGGTTCTAATATTGTCTTTACTCCACTTGGTATGTATTGTCTAATAGGTAATATTGCTTCTCTTGGTGTAGCGAAGAAGTCTTCACCGATTTCTCTACGGTTGCCTTTCCATTTGTTTGCCATTTCTATTCATTTATGTAGAAGTTTTTTTTACTAAAAATCCTCATCAAACTTCAACTCGTCTACTCTGTTCTTTACAAATGCGTATTCACTCACCTTGTTCTCAAAGAAGTTGGTTTTGCCTTCCATCGCAATCATATCCATAAATGAAAATGGGTTCGTAGCATTTGGATATATCTTTGGCGTTCCCAGTTGAACTGCTAATCGGTTCGCAACAAACTGGATATATTCTTTCATCAGTGCTTCATTCATTCCTATTAGTCTCACGGGCAATGCCTCTGTTATAAACCGAGTTTCTATATCTACACCATCACGGATTATCTGATGAACGGCATCAATAGACAAGGGTTCAAACTGCTTGTAGTATTCAGTCGCAAACTCACAATGAAGTCCCTCATCTCTCGCTATGAACTGGTTTCCTAATCCGAGTACGGGGCAAAGACCACGAGATTTTAACCAGAAGATAGAGCAGAACGCACCAGAGAAGAATACTCCCTCACATACAGCAAAAGCAATCAAACGGACACGAAAGTCATCTTGGGAGTTTATATACTTTATACACCAGTCTGCCTTTTCCTTTATAGCGGGGTACGTGTGTATCGCATCAAAGAGTTTCAATTTCTCTTCTTTGTCATCCACGAATGACCCTATCATATTCGCATAGACTTCACTATGTATTCCCTCCATAGCAATCTGAAATCCATAGAAGAGTCTGACAACGGGGGATAATGCTTCACGATAAAAACGTAAGGCAAGGTTCTCTGCGACTATACCATCACTACCAGCGAAGAATGCTAATATGTGCTTTATAAAGAACTGCTCGTCCGACGACAGTTTCGCAAAGTCCATTTTATCCCTCAACAGCACTTGGACTTCGCCGGACACCCAAAATGACGCGACTGCCTTCTTGTAGAGTTCATACAACGCATTGTCTTTTGGGTGTATCGGCAGTAGGCAATATGACATTTCTATATATATAAAACCGAGAAGAGATGGAGAGGAGGATGTGACAAGTGTGACAACTGTGACGGGTTTGAAGACAGATTTCAGACAAAAAAGGCAAAGTGATTTTTATTTTTTTTGTCCCAGACCTCTCTGCGAAGGAGCAAAAAACCCGTCACACTTGTCACAACCCGTCACAACCCGTCACAGACCTTTTTTCACACTATAATATATAAAATGGCACACGAAGAAATGTCGGGTAGTGGATATAAACTCCGTAAAGCACCAAAGAGAGAACTCTACTGGGTCGTAAATAAAGAAACTGGTAAGAAGCATTCAAAAGACCCTATTCCTCTCGACAGAGCAAAAGCACAGATGAAAGCATTGTATAGTGCTACTTCAGTCAGTGGCGAGGGTCGACCAGACGAACAGATTGATGCGAGGGCATTTCAATTAGCACTGATGCGAATACGTGGGAAGACAGAGGCGTATATACTCGCTGTTCTGAACGAAATGGTAGATGATGAAGGCAATAGGTTAGACAAGGGTATGCGAGATACTATATACAATAAATACAAGCACTACGTCGAACACCCAGACGAAATGGAACTACAAGGAGGTGCTATACCCGATCGCTCTTTGCTCTGGAAAATAGCAAAGGCAACCTATTCTAAATATCCGCGTCCCAAGATAGATACTTTATCCCTTATTCGTTCAACACCTACTCTCAAGTTCTATAAAGAAGGTAAGACAATTGTAGTTGGTATTCGTGGGACGAAACCTACGGAAGTAGGAGACCTAAAAGCAGATGTTCTTCTTGCTGTGAATTATTTGTCATCTTCAGAACGATACAAGAATGACGTTGCTATTTTACAAGAGGTTCAGAAGGAATACCCGCCTTCTGAATACGAATATTACGGAGTGGGACATTCACTCGGAGGTGCTGTTCTCGACAATCTCATCAAACAAGGTCTTTTAGACAGTGGAGTATCATACAATCCAGCGGTTCAACCTTCGGACTGGCAAAAACATGTCCCTAACAAACGAATATACATGAGCGACGACCCGTTGTATCTCTTGATGGGACAGCACACAATTGACCCCGAAGTACGAAAAAATAGAAAGAAAGGTCTTCTTGAGACTGTCATTGGTAATGTCCCATATCTCGGAAAGGCGTATGGGTCTCTTCAAGCACATAAGTTAAACAACTTTATAGGAGGCAAAAAAATACAACTCTCTGATGCTGAAATGACACCACAGAGTTACTTGCGTAAGGCAAGAACATCGGCAAAGAAGAACGGATATGACCCATCAAGACTGGAACTATCAAACAAAAAGACCCACAAGTTAATGTATAAGACCGAGGACGGTAAAATAGTCCATTTTGGTCGGACTGGATATGGGGACTCTATCATTTGGTCTGCTCTTGAACGACTGGGGAAAGCACCGAAAGGAACTGCTGATAAGAAACGTCGGGTATTTCACGCTTCACATTCAAAGATAAAAGGGGACTGGCGTGACAATCCCCATTCGGCGAACAATTTAGCGTTAAGAGTTCTGTGGTAGACAAGTATGTTTCTGTTCTTGTTGCTTGGACTGGAGTAAGCAAATAACTATTACAACAATCTACACTCGTTGTTGTCATATTTATACATTGTTTAGAAGATTTTTACAGAGATAGGACGCAGAAGCGGATTGTGCTGGTTTGTGCGGGAGTGGTCGGGTCAGCACACAGAAATGTGACTTGTCCCCCAGCGAGTGTTGTTGTTGTGAGACCACCACCACCTCCAGCGGGGGGGACACTAACATAGGCAACCACAAACCCATTCGTAGTCAGATTTGCGACTGGGACAACAACGCTATTCGCACCAGCAGTCCCCGATGTTACTGCCTCATCTACACGGAGTTGTGGTGAAGCGGGCGTGCCTTGTAGGATTGATGCGACGGACATTATATACTATACACAAGATTTTTTTTCCGTTTACATAAGTCTCGCCATTAGTGATTTCTTGCTATGCTTTGCGCCACCCGTTCCGGCACCCGTTCCGGCACCCGTGCCTTGACCGAGAACTTGGTCTACCACGCCGAGAACGGGTTTCGTCTTCTGATAGAGGTCTTTCGCCATATTGAACGCGTTGGCGAGAGATGAGAAGGACAGACCGCCGACATGTCGTGCCAGAGTAGCACGAGGCGCACCCGTAGTAGCACCGATAATGTCTTGCTCTGACAGCAAAGTTTTGATTATACGGGAAGAACCGCGGATGGATTCGAAAAATCCGCTGTTTGCTGTGATTACAAATAACTGAACGTTATTGACAGCAGTGGGACGCGTATTACGCAGACGAATGTTGAATTGTAGTGTAAAATTACCTACGAGCGACGGTGCTTGTCCCGTTTGTAGCGTAATATCCTTACCGGGTTTCAATACAATAGCGCCACCAACGAGGGGAACTAAACCGCCCGGAACGTGTGTGCCGTATGCTCCCGAAGCAGAACGCCCCACACCACGCCACGTGTCCCAGTCCATATCAAGACCATTCTCTACGCTCATTGCGTACAACTGCTCTGCCGTCGCAGAGGACAGCAGACCCGAGAAGTTGTCAAAATTGACCGAGAGCGGAGCGGATGACTCTGTATCCACCGCGAGTACAAAGTCGCCATCTTGTGCGCCGTATGACTGCGGTTTCGCATAGATGATGAGGAGGTCTGGGATTTGAGGCAGAGTAATCGTTTGAGACTGAATTGTCAATGCCTCGCCTCCGTTGAAGTTTCCGGCCGCCGTTATGTAACGAGGGAACTCCATGTAAGGTACTACGCTCTTGGGTGGCAACGGCACGTCCAGCGATGGTGTAAAAAACTGGACGTTTAGGATGCTGTTCGCAAATTGTCCCGCGATTGATGTCGCATTGAGAGCGATTTGTGAGAGGGTTCGACCGTTACGTGTCGTGGAGCGCACGACACGTGATACATCAGAGTTCATATTCATAATCATCTGTATGTTGTTGATGCCAAAGAGACCCGTGTCCTCTTGGTATTCCTCCGCAAAGACGAACGGAGAAATGACTAACTTCTCTGTGGAGGTCAGTGCGACATAGACAGACACAGAAGACCCCGCCCCCAAAGGTGTCGCACCACCGATTACCAACGAGTTGTCTGCCGAAATGTTGACAGTCACACCAGACGACACATAACTCGATACCGCTCCGAGAGAGTTCGTGTAACTCCAACGGGAATACGCACCGTTAGGTTTATTGTCGTAGTCCTTTGTCACTGTCACGTCCGCAAGAGGATTATTCAGTGCGCCAAAAGCATCGTCGTAACTGGAATACGTATCCAACATCGTAGGACACGTGCGCTGGAGACGGTTCTTCTTGTAGTCCGTCAGACGTAGCACTTGCGTGAGGACATCTTGGGTATTGATTACACTCGTCGTGTCATTGATGGTTGCGCTCATCGTGCTTACCATCTGCGTCAATGGAAACGGGGCAAACGCCCAGTCCAGACCAGCAGTCAGAAGGGTTGAACCAACTGGAAGGGGTGCGCCCGTCGTGTTCGTCAATGTCATCTGTAGAAACGCCGTTGAAGTCCAGCGAATGTCACGCCCGACATAAACGTTTTCGCTGGGACTGTATATGTTATACGTGTGCTGGGAACTACTCTGTGAGATGGCACGAAACGGGGCATTCGTGAGCGACAGTGCGCCTTTCTCGACACCATACTTGGGACGAGACTGGACGATACGGGAGTCAAATACTGCGATCTTCTCAATATCGGCGGACATTTATATTCTATGCTAAGAAGATTTATTTTTGAAATCACACAGTCCCAGTTCTCCTCTTGTGGCGAAACATCATCTTGATAGACACACTCGTCAGATTAAACATATTGATTGGAATGAGTTGCGAATCCAGTCGGTTCTTCCAGAAGACTTGGATGTCAATGTTCCGTATCTCTTGTTTAGACGCAGTGAAGTCCGATAGTCTGTATTCAGCAGACGGAGCATAGTATAGGAATTGTCTGTAATCGTCTGCCCCATCAAGTTGCTGGTCGAGAGCAATATCCGTGACAATAGGTTGAAAAGCGTTTTGCGTGGTTGCCGTAGAATTACCGATGTTAGACTCACCCAATATGAGCGGTTGCCCTATGAGTTCTGTCTTTACTGGGAGTAGAGTGGTTGTGAATACAATGCTGGAAATAGGAGACCAGATACTATCAATTGACTGATAATCTTGTTCCATTTGGTAATACACAGACTGATAGACAACGGGGACAGTACCGAGAGGAGGAGTTCCCGCATAAGGAGACAATCGGAAATCCACGAGGTTCTGAAAGAACTTGTTAATGAAGAGCAGTTCGTAGGTGTAACCAGCGGGTGCTGTGTATGACCCACTCGGTGTCAAGGGGTTCGGAATACCAAACCCAGTCAAATCAGTTCTATTGTAATACTCTACTGGGAAGTTCGCAAATAGACCATACATATTCGTGTTAAAGAAGAGACGCATCTGTGGTGACGTTGCCGGTGTTGCCGGTGTGGCGAAGTTTGGAGGCACTGCGACCACAGTCCAACCCACTGCCGGAGGCGAAACACCCGTTAGGTTTCCTCCCGATGTATTCTGGTACCAAATTGCCCCCGAATATACGTAAGCAAGATTTGGATAGGTTGTGGCATTATTGTACACGTAGGGGTTCGCAACGGAAGTAAAGGGTATAATTCTCTGACCGAACCCATCTGTGTCACCAAAAACTGAAAAACGCTTCGTTGATGCGTTGAACGTAATCTGTGGCGTATTTACATCAGACTGAAATGCCGAGAAGTTTGCGTAAGGAAACTCCGCCAGAGAACCATTGTCCGCCAACCACTTCGTTTTGAATAGTTCGTATGTTCCTTCGTTCGCAGAGGGGGGTGTCAAAGGACTTGTCGTCCCCGCATTATGCGCACCGAGTAGTCCAGCATTAAACCACGTAAGTGCTTGGTTATACGTCGTCACCCAGTAATACCGACTCGTTAAATCTTGCTGGGTTAGAGGGTCACTTGGTATGGGCGCAAGGACTGTATTCGTCCATTCTGTTGCGTAGCGAATTGAGGACGGCGTAGGTATAATCGTTGACACATAGGTTGAACCATTCGCAAGGTTCCATTGCTGTTGATACGCAATTGCGACCTTGTATGTCGTGAGGTCTGGGTCTGGTTGTCCCGTCTGTATATTCGGGATAAACAACGGCAAGTCCCGGTTCGCACCATTCATTGTGAAGCGAATGATGGAGAAGTGATACTTGGACGAATCCTTAACAACGGGAGCATCACGCGTTTCGTTGAACCTAATCTGCGGATCGGGTGAAGCAAGTCCCGCTTGATTGAGGTCAGATGTCCTATTGTTAATGATGTCAAAGTTGTAATAAACGTAGTCTGGTAATCCGTCATCGCCGATATTACTAAACGATGTAGTAATTTGCCCGTTCATTCCTATATATACATCATTGATATTATTTTCCTAATTTATCAAAAGTCACTGCGGAAACAAACATGTCGGGTGTCATCTTGCTTTTGTCTATGATTGCCTTGTATCTATGGAGGTCATAGGGCGCATAGAGCAGACGGATGGCACAATGCCTCCCACACGTCGCAACGTTAGGCGACTCTTTCTGAAACGGGTGCGAATTATAATATACGGGCATTTTTTTCTGTCGTAAAAGAGCAGTGAGATAAGGTCTATCCATATCCAGCATTTCCAATCTACTGCGTGGGACATCTGCTACGACATTTTGCGGAGACTCTCCATAGGGGTCAAAGAACT